AGTGCCTCAAGTAGTTCCGGGCAAATGCCATATTCCGCTCCCAAGGATTCGCATAAGTCGATTTGGCTTTGTGGAATCCAAGTATCGTTTGAGCCTGCCTTTACCGGAAGGCTAACAAGCAGAAGAAACGGAATGATTAACAGTATCTTTTTCAATTTTTCTCATCTCCTTTCGTAGCACTTCCGCAAATGTCTCCGTACTCTTTAAAATCATTGAGGCTTTGACCGGAGCCTTAACCCCTGCCATTGAACTTACGATTGTGCCATCAGCTCTTTCATGTATGATGTTCAAGGATGCTCCCTTCTAATCTTTGCGATTACGTTTTCCTCTTCTTCTGGGATTGCCGGACACTTCAACCATTCCGATCTGCAAGAATGTGTCGGTGGCATTGATGCGGTTTTATCTCCGTGCATCTCCAAAAGGATGTTGTAGTCGATGTCAACCAATGCCCTTCCGGTGTAAAGTTTGTCTCCTTCAAATCCAGAATCCCGAAGGATTGCAATTATTTCATGTTTCATTTTTTGTGTCCCACCCTCCGTTACACTTTTGTAACCTCTTAATTAAAAAAAATTCGGCTGCGGTCTTTTTCTTTAATGTTTAAGATGTCACAAAGTTTCTTGATTTCGGATGCCGTGAACTCGGAACGGTTCATCCTTTTATCAATGAAAGTCTTTGGTGTGATTCCCAACTGTTCCGCAAGCCAATTCATTCTCAAGCCGGAGTTTTTAATCACATCATCAAGATATTGTGTGTCTGTCATCTCTACTCTCCTTTCTGTTGTGGTTTTTGGTTACACTTTTGTAACCCCAAGACATACATTATCACAAGGTTACATTTTTGTAAACACTTATTTTTATAAAATGTTACTTTTTTTTAACGCACGTTATATAATGAGTACGGAAAGGAGTTTTTAACAATGGAAACAGTTGGAGATAGAATAAAACAAAGGAGAGAAACTCTTGGTTTAAGTCAAATGCAACTCGCAATAAAAATGGGATACAACAACCGCTCTGCCATAAGCCGAGCAGAAACATCTGGAGATGATATTGGAGCAAACCGCGTTAAGAAGTTTGCAGAGGCTTTAAATTGCACACCTGCTTATCTTATGGGATGGAAAGATGTGGATTTCGTTGTCGAAGATGATGATTTGGAGTTTGTTATTGAGTCATACCGCAGGGCGGACGATGAGACAAAAGAAATGGTAAGACGGATTTTGGATTACAGCCAAATGAAAGGAGAATGATTATGGCACTATTCAAAACAGAGGAACAGAAACAGGCGGAACAGATGGAGAAGGAAACAAAACTCCTTGAAAAGTACGGACTTGATAGCATTACAAATCCAAAGGATGTTGCAGCTCTCAAAAACATTGCCACCACTATGGCAGGCGCAGGGCTTATTGAAGTTGGAAGTTTAATGGCCGGAACTCCTGCGGACAGAGCCAACCTTGCGTATCAAAGAATCTTAATTGAACAGAACTTTATGATAATAAGAAAACTTTGTGAGATTTCGGAAAAATGAGAATCGCATTATATGTCCGTGTAAGTACATTGGTTCAAGTGGAAAAGGGAAATTCCGTGCCGGAACAAAAGAAGAGACTCCAAGCATACTGTGAATCTCGCGGATGGGATAACTATGACTTCTTCGTTGATCCCGGACACTCCGGAAGTAATATGGACCGCCCTGCCCTTCAAAAGTTAATTGCATCCGTGACAAATTATGACATGGTTTTGGTGTATAAGCTCGACCGATTATCCCGAAACCAAAGAGACATCCTTTACCTTATCGAAGATGTGTTCAAGGCAAACAATGTGGATTTCAACTCCATCACGGAGAACTTTGATACTTCTACCCCTGTGGGAAAGTTAATGCTTTCTATGATGGGTGCTTTTGCGGAATTGGAAAGGCAGCAGATAAACGAGCGAATGATGATGGGAAGAATCGCATCCGCCAACAAAGGAAGATGGCGAGGCGGTTCCGGTGTTCCTAATGGTTACATTTACAAAAAGGGAACAAACCGACTTGAGATAGACCCATTGAAAGCCCCTTATATCGTCCAAATTTACAATTTGTTTGAGGAAGGGTATTCTTATAGCCATATATACGAAAAAATGGCGGAAATGGGCTTTAAATTGTCTAATCCACATCGCATAAGAGTTATCTTATCCAATGCCACTTATAAGGGATGTATCAATTATGCGGGAGAAGTCTACCAAGGGAATCACGAGCCGATTATCTCTGCGGAACAGTTTGACCGAGTACAAGATTTGATAAAACAAAGGGATATAGAGCGAAACTTCCCTTCTTTAAAGCAAAGACATCTTCTGACCGGATTCCTTCAATGCTCCTGCGGTTCTCGTGCCTGCTACCACGGATTCAACAAAAACGGACATAGATACGAATATTATGAGTGCTACACAAGAATGAGCCATGGAAAAATGGCAAAGGCGAAACGATGCACCAACAAGATATGGAGAAAAGCCGACCTTGAAGAAGAAATCTGGAATGTTTTGGAAGAATTGGAGTATGAGGACATCAAAACCGAGGAGCCGGACTTAATCAAACCGAAGGAAAAGGAATTATCCAAAGTCGAAAAGCAAATTGAGAAGTTAATGGATTTATATCTGATTGACGGAATCCCACAAGATACCCTTGTAACGCGTTTAAATGCCCTAAATCGGCAAAAAGATACTTTGCGTGAACAAATAGACACCTTAAAGAAAAAGAGCCTTAAAATGAGTTATACGGACTTTAGAAAAGCGAAAGGGAAATTGGGTAGCATCCGAAAAGCCGATTTGGAGACACAGAGAGCCTTTATTGGTTCACTAATAGAATCCATTACTCTTCTACCCGATCATGATCTGCGGATTAAGTGGAGATTTTAAATAATGTAAAGTCCGTGGTTTATAACCGTTTTATAATGTAATTCAAAAAGAGCAAATCCCATGGGTAGTAGGGAAATGCTCTTTTTGGGATTGCGAATGCTCTCCAAGTATGCACACCTATTATACACAATTCCGTTACATGGTTTCAACCCCATTATGAGAGTGTGGATATTTTGTGAATTTAACTACCTATAAATAAAATAAGAGCGGACACATAAAGTATCCGCCCTTTGGAGAGGTATGCAAAAAGGGATTCCGAAAACCTATCAGAATCCCTTTAATGCCTTAATTGTTTTAGGTCCTGCTATGCCATCGACAACAAGTCCTTTTGATCTCTGTGATCTCTGGTATGATTTAACCGCATTGTAGGTCTTTGAACCATAATCGCCATCAATACCACCTGTATTATATCCAAGGTTGTTAAGCTCGTACTGTAACCAACGAACATAATCCCCTTTTGAGCCTTTTACCAAAGTGATATAAGGAACCGGATAAGGATTGGAAGATTTCTTCTCCTCTGCTCCGGATACAACAATGGCGGTGTGGCCCTTGGTTTTGGTAATCAATATCATACCATTTGAAACATCCGCAGCCGAATTTACCTTAACCTCATCAAAGAGTCCTGTTGCGGAGATAACGGCTTTCTCTGTTGCGGTTGTAAAGTTTGTCACTTCCACCCCTGCATATTTAAGAACCGCACGAACCAAAGATGAACAATCACACTCTGTTTTGACCTTGGTTTCAATTCCATTTCGGACTACCCCAAGTCTTTCGTTCTGGTCGTATCCAATATTGGGATTATCACAAGCAATCTGCATCCCATTTGCCAATTTCTCGGCTAATGCGGAATCCTTGGCTCTTAAACCAATCCATCCTTTTGAGTGCATATAAAATGTCTGCGTAGACACTTCCTTTCCTGTCTGATCTCCGGCTTTTCCGCCTGTGAGTTTTCCGTTCTCGTCAATACGAGCCGAACCGATAACTACTTTCATATCCTCTACCTTCTTTCCAAATACCTCTTCAATCGGAACAAAGAGAACATCCATATCAACGTTCCCTTTTATGCCATCAACTTTTCCTTTGCTTGAATATTGCCAAGCGACCGCAAAGGACTTCGGAGAAAGTGTTGAATTTTTATTATATGTTCCATTGTCTGCCTTTGGATAACGGGCAATCCAAAACCGACCTTCAAAAGCCTTTTTGATTTTGTCGGTTATAACGTTTTTGTACCAATCATAATTGCAATAGATTCCTACATTATATCCTGCTGATTCGTAAATCTCTTTTTCTTTAAGAATGACACTCTCAATCTTTTCTTTTCCAAGGCTTCTTAAATTTTTGCTTTCTACATCAAGCCAAATACCCATCTCCAACTTTCTTCCGTTTAGGATTCTCAAGAAGGCATTGGCATCTGCCACGGGGTCTGATGCAGAAACACTACCAATGAAGTTATAAACTCCACGGCTTATGTTGTGATTCGTACATCCTGCGTAATTCTTTTCAAAGGTTTCGTCTGCTCTCTTTGAGGTTTCATACATCGCCTTTATAATCGCAAACTCAACTTTGTCAGTAGACTTAACTCTGCCCCAATCAATATTCTCTTGATAATGGCTTACATCTATTCCGAACATAATCATTCCCCTTTATACTTCATCGAAGAGATACCGAGTAAAGCACCAAGGAAGGCATCGATTGCGGTAATCGTTCCGACAATCTGCTCCGCATAAGGCAATCCCCAGATACTAGCCAAGGCAAAGTACAATGTACCCACCGCAGGGAGGAGTATCTGTGCTACCCATTTAAGGCAATCATAAACTTTGTTACTCATTGTTGCTCCTTTCTATCTCCTTTTCCATGTTGGAGATTCGTTCATCAATAACCGCATCGCGTTCCTCAAGCTTGAACACTCTCTCAATAACACAGTTGTGCTTATCAACTTTCTTTTCCAGCTGTTCGATACGGTATGCGGTTAATCGGTTTGCGGTCATAATACCGCCCCAAGTTCCGCATAGTGTGCCGGCAAGTGATATTCCGGCTACTACGATTGCTTCACTCATTTGGTCTCCTTTCTTTGCTTTTTATAAAATATGAGAGCCGATTTCTCGACTCCCCAAACGCTCATTATTCTTCTTCTGTGATTTCAGAAGAATCCTCTACAATATCTGTATAATCTTCTCCATCATTGTTGCTTATTCTCTCTGGGTATTTGGCTGAAAATTCATCCCACGACATATCGCCATTCTGAAATGCCTCAAAGTCTTTTTCATACTCTTCCTGCTTTGCCATAGCAAGTTCCATTTCCTCTTGCATCCTAGCTTCTTCCTCGGCTCTCTCGGTTTCATATTCCTCTAATGCTTCGGGTAGGAGAGCTTCTAACTCATTTATCCTATCACGGTATGTCTGCCGTTTCTCTTTTACTTCCTCATATTCTTCATCAGACATAACACCATCAGCATGTTTCAAGGCTTTATAATCGGATTCTTTCAAAAGTCTTTTATTCTCTGATATTTCCCAACAGATTTCTTGATAATTCATAACAGCCCTCCTTTATACCCAACTATATGTTTTGTTTCCGCTAGAATCTACAACGCATTGTAGAGTATAAGTACCTGCGGTTGTTTTATCGCACTCAATAGCCTGCATATCTTCTGTCAATTCCTTATTCGTCATAGCATAAGGTTGATATGTACTATCGTGGTCGGTTGCTAGACGTATCATGGGATATACTGTGAAGTTAAATGTTGTTCCTGCACTTGTGGCAGGGATTTCTATTATAAACTCAGAATGATAAGTAGCCTGTGTATCATTTACGTTAAGTGGTCTGCTAGTATTAGCAACATTGATATTTTGAATTGCACTCTCAATATAAGTATTGCTTGAATTATACCAACCCATTCTACCAAATACACGAGCAGGAATCCCTTCCAAACTAACTATATAACTTCCTTTAGGAAATGATAGTTGCAGAATTCCTTTACCTGTGTTTATTGCGAAATAACTTCTTCCTGTCGCTGTACCACTAGCCGTGATACTTCCGTCTACATTTACTGTCCACATAATACCTGCCATTTCATGTGTAGGTGCTTCGTATGGGTAAGGCAATAAGTTCTTCGCACCTAGTTTACTTCTAGTGGTCATTAAATCTCCGACACCCGTTACCGCCTCTGCTTGTTCCGCCCAATACTTTGCATTATTTGTGGCAGATGGAGTTTCTGAATCACTTCCAAAGGTAGCCCATTTGTGTGCTAATTCCGCATCATCTGCACAACTTTGTGCGTACTCTGGCATCTGTTGGATAATAGGCAAATCGCTATCACTTATCACGGTGTCATCACTTAATGCACTTGGCTCAATATCCAAGAAAAAGTTTGCAGAACCTTTTCGCTCTCCACTCTTTCTTAACACTATCTCACAAGGCACTCTCCCTGCAAATGCCGTCATCTGTTCTGTGATAGTTGCATTTATTACACCACCAGAAACCGTGCATGGATATTGGAATCCAGTTTTGTCGGCTTTTGTTCCCTCAATATAAGCCGTGCAACCTGTCGGAATAGTGAAAACTTGTGAGCCGTTATACAACTTAATAGCCAATGTTGGCATGGTCTTGTCGTACTGGCTTAATTTAACTATCTGTGGCACTCCGTTTGGAGTAATATCCAAGTCTAAACTATAAATCATCTTCCTCTCCTTTCGTGAAGGTTTTAATCTCTGGTGCTTTAAACGTACACATAAGATTTAACTCTGTTTCGCTTGCTTGAATCGTCATATCAAGGACTTCTTTTACTACATACTTCATCAGAGTAGGCGGTAGCCCCTGTGCATTTACCGCATCAATCAGATTCTCTCTCGCTTCCTTCAGAGCGAGTGATATAGGTTTTTCTTCCATCTTCGTCCTCCACTACTTCTGTGTTTTCATCTATCACGCCGATTGTGACCGTTGCCGTTGATACTGATTTTTTCTCTCTATCGTCTTCCATACCATCTCCTACAATACAAATCCATTTTTAACAGTTCTTGTTGTTTTATTTAATGATACCGAAATTGAATTGATAACAGAAAATGCTATCGAGGTTTTCGTTCGTGTATCAAAATTTACATCGGTAAGACACGCTACTGCTTGCCATTGTACGTTTAAATTTGGAGAAACATCTGATACAACAGTCGTGGTTTCGGGTGTCAGCGAATAACTACTTGAACCATAATCTCCAACAGCAACCCTGCCAGCAATACCAATAGTATTACCCTGCAATTCAATTCCTGGACCAGAAACTGCACCACCCCAGTTTGCAACAACGCCAATCCTACAAGCGTTAGAATTGTTATAATCTCCGTATATATGACCGCCATCGAGTCTTATTCTTGGACCTGTTGTGCCACCACTTGATAACGCACCAGAACTATCTACTAAAAACGTGTTATTTGCGTTTTTAATCGTGATACCCGTTAGCGTTCCTGCGGTTATGAAATCCGCAATAATACCACCATCTAATGTTGCCGCCAAGGTATATGTTCCGTTATATCCAGTAGAACTATGACCCCAACCACTCTGATTCCATCTCCAAACGTTTACTGCCTGCTCAATATTCTCGTTGTCCATGATGAGGATTTCATAAGGCTTTCCTTCTTCGTTGGTATGCATTACTACATAACCACCGCTCTCGCCTGTGATCAGGTTTGTTGATCTTGCGATGGCTTCATCCAAAAACGAAGCTGATTTTTCTTGCGTTTTTTCCATGTCTGCAATTTTATTCGCAAGTGAATTTGAGGATGAACCCAAGCCGACCTTATTGAATTTATCCTTTAACACATCCCACTCGGTAGAAATAACCTTTGCGGATGCGCTTACTCCCAATTTTTCAAAGATAACTGTTACTGTATC